GCCGAAACTCGCGAAATCATGATCGGCATCAATGATGCAGCGGCGGGTTTAGGTGCTACTTCAGCTGAAGTGCAGCAAGTCATGTACGGCTTATCGCAAGCACTCGCCTCGCCTGTTGTGCGTGCCGAAGAGCTTAACCAAGTGGTTGAGTCGCTACCCTCATTGCTGCAAGCCATGGACAAAGCATCCGGTGCCGGTGAAGGTGGCTTTCGGCAAATGGTTAATTCCGGCCAGGTGACCTCTGAGTTTTTCAAAACAACGCTTATACAGGCACTGAAGAAGTGGGAAGGCGCTGCCGAGTCTACCTATGACAATATTAATTCGAAAATTCAGCGTAACCGCAACAGCTATTACGCCATGGCTAACGCCTTCGAAGATCCGATTGATGATGCGTTGACCCCGCTGTTAAACGCACAATCTGCCGCGATGGAGTTTGCGGCCAATAATGCCCAGACCCTTGCCACCGCATTGCAAGGCACTCTGATTGCGGGCGTTGGCTCACTGACCGGTATGCTCGGTGCCTATATCGTGGCACGTGCACGTGCCACCCAGGAAGAAACCCGATCACTGGTGGCCAAACAGCGCTCGCTTCAGGCGGAATACCAGCAGGCGGTAGCGGCGCAGCGTACAGCACAATTTGAATTGAACAAAGCGGCAGCGTTTCGTACCTCAACCGCCGGACTGACGGCCGCAACAGCGGCAACCAACCGCTACACAGCCGCACAAACCGCGCTAACGGCAGCGAACGCCCGCGTCACAGCCGCGCAAACCGCTAACGCAGCCGCGACCGCAGCGCTTGCCGGTCGTATGGGGATGCTGGGACGTATTGGTGGCGGTGTTTTACGAATTCTAGGTGGCTGGCCGGGCCTGCTCATTACTGGCGGCCTGGCATTGATGACCTTTGGTGGCCGCGCCAAAAAAGCCGCTGAAGACACGTTCGAATACTCGGAGTCACTTTATGACTTGTCTGACGCCATCACAAAAACGGTTGAGCAACTAAAAACAGACCAACAAGCAGCGGGCAACGAGCTGGATAAGCTGAATGCGCACCTTGATGGACTGGTGAAGAAAAAAGAAGAGCTTGAGAAAAAGGTAACCAGTGGTGAGCAAAATATCTACGCAGGCGCACGTGGCACCTCGCCAGAGCTTCGTAGCGGACAAATGCGCCAGGAGCTTGAGGAATTAAAGCTACTTATTGAAGAGGTCACGGAAAAACGCGACAAACTGGCAAAGACGAATGAAAAGCGCGCTGGCACCATCGACGAGAAGAAGAGCCAGAACAACCAGGCAGAGCAAGAAAAAGAAAAAATGCGCCTTAAATCCGTGCAGGAACAGGCGCAAAAGATGCTGGAAAGCCTTGAGAAGCAAAAGCAACTTCAGGGGCAGGTCTCCGAAGCGGCCAAGGTGCGTTATGAGGTGGAGCACGGGGCACTAAAAGAAATCGAGGCCACCACCAAACAACTGCTGATTGAAAAAGCCAAAGAGCTCGATGCCGAAAAAGAGCGTCAGCAGCTCCAGTCGACCGCTGAGGACTATCTGGCGAATTTGCGCGAGCAGGCCAACGTTCACAACATTACTACTGAGCTTGCCCGGGTTCGTTACCAAATTGAGCATGGCGAGCTTCAGGGCATCAACGCTGAACTTGAAAAACGCTTATTAAATGAAGCGCGTTTAGCCGATGCTGCGCGCAAAAAGGAAGAGCAGAAACAGGCCGACAAACAGACCGCGCAGCAGTTTGATTCATTAACTGGGTCGATGGAAAACGACCTGATGTCGCCGGAGCAACGCCTTCAGGCTGAATACGAAAAGCGCCTGGAATTAATTGACCAGTACGGCCAGTTAGAGATTGCCAAAACTCAGGAAGTCGAGCGCGCTAAGCTTCAGGCCAAGCAACTTTTTGATAAGCAAACCGAAGAGCTCCAGCGCAAGCAGTTGCAAACTCAGCTTTATGCTGGCCAGCAAATCTTTGACGGCATGGCGGGTCTGGCTAAAGCCTTCGGCGGTGAACAATCCGCTGCCTATAAGGCGATGTTTGCGGTTAGTAAAGGCTTTGCCATTGCTCAGGGTGTGCTGAACTTATCAACCGCCATATCGAATGCGTTCGCCCTACCATTCCCGACTAACATCCCCGCGATGGCCACGGCTGCCTCGGAAGGTGGCAAATTGCTGACAACAATAAAAGGTACGTCGTATCAAGGACAAGCGCACGACGGTATTTCTCGTGTGCCTGCATCGAATGAAGGCACCTGGATGCTGCGCCGCGACGAGATGGTGCTTAACCCCCGCCAGCGCGATAACTTTGAAAACTTGGTTAACCGTGTTGACGGCATGGCCGGTGGTCGTGGTGGCGCTCAGGTTGTCGAGTTCAAACCACAGATTGCCATTGATGCGCGAGGTGCTGCCGAGGGTGTGGAAAGCCGTTTAGAAGGCGTGATGGACGAGATGATGGAGCAAATGAAACAGGAGTTGTATGACGATTTTGCCAACAACGGACCTCTGTCTCAGCGACTACGGAGTAACGCGGCATGAACCTATTCCCGGACATTGAACCGACCCGCAGCGGCTTCACTATAAGCTTTGCTACCAAGCCCATGCTCTCGCCTTATAACCGGGTGGAAGAGATTTGGGAAGAGCCCGGAGACAAGTGGCATATCTCTCTGCGCTGGGCGTTTATGACCAAGGCCGAAGGCCGTCGTTTACGTGCGCACTTGCTTGCCCTGCGCGGCCATAGCGGCGTGACTTTTATCGAGGACACCGCACACAGCAACGAAGGCAGCTGGAACGGTACGCCGGTGGTGCACGGCTCAAACCAATACGGCGTTCAATTAACCGCGCGGGGCTTTGCGGCGTCACAAACGGTCGCTAAAGCCGGTGATCGTTTTCAGTTGGGCAACCGGCTGCACGAGTTAACCGAAGATGCGGTCAGCAACGCTAGTGGCATTGTCACGCTGAACTTCCAACCGGAAATTATCACCCTACCACTGGATGGCGATTTTCTGATCCACAACCGCCCTCGCGTTCGCGCCATGCTCAAAGACCCGGATAAGCTGCCGTCATTCTCTGGGACCAAGGCCGGCTTTCGTAATATCCAGGTGGACTTTCAGGAGGCGTTGCGATGAGCCGCTTTACAGAGCCAAGCATTGAGCAGGTCCTACTGAGCACCGACCCAAAACGCCAGTTGGTGTTCGCTGAAATCGAATTCCCCAGCGGATGGGTGCGGGCGCATACCGGCGTCGATGAGCGCACCTATAACGGCCAGGTGTATTTGGGCGTGGGTGAGCTGGCCAAAATCGGCAAGTTCAAAGAGTCTGCCGGCAAGTCGCCTAATGGCTTTGAGGTGTCGATGCTGTTTGATGATTTGACGCTGTTCTCAGACATTGTCAATGAAGACCCGACCGGCCTAACCGCTCGCTTACACCTGGTTGGCCTCGATGACAAACGCCGTATTACCGGCGGCGCACTGTTATTTGATGGATTCAACGGCGGGCTGTCCATTAAAAAAGGCAAGCCGTTTACTGTCACGCTGCGCCTGACGGATTGGTACGAGCGCTGGAGCAACCCAGTACAAAACGCCCGCATCACCAATGAAGCACAGCAAGCTATTCACCCTGGTGACCAGATTTACGATCAGGTTGAAAAGCTTGCCAAAGGTATCGACAGCGACGTTCCTGGGCAACAAGTCGGCGGCGGTTCGCCTGGTGGCGGCACCTCACCCAAACGTATTCGGAGATTAAACGAGCGATGAAACGAGCGAATGACTGGCCGACCGAGTTGGCCAACTTCCTTTTAAAGACCCGTAAAACGCCGTTTAAATGGGGCGAAAACGACTGCTGTTTGTTTGCGGCCAACGCTATTTTGGCGATGGGCGGCAAGGACGTGGCCGAGGACGTTCGCGGCCATTACACGACAGCCATCGGTGCACGTCGCATTATGAAACGCTTAGGCGCGGCCAACGTGGTTGAGCTTTTGACCCAGCGCCTTGGCGAGCCGGACGGCAAACTCGTGCGCGGTGCGATTGTTGCTGTTGAATCGGATGGCCAGCAGGTGGCTGGTGTGTTTTATCACAAGCCCTGGGTATTAACTGAGATCGGCTTGCAAGGGATGCCGCTTGAGTCTGTTCTCAAATCATGGAGCCTTAGCTAATGCCTCCAGCTATTGCCGCTGTTGCTGCCGGTGTTGCGGCTGGGTTTGCCGCCAGCGAAGTTGTCGTGGGTATTGCCGTTGCGATTGGTACCGTTGCACTGCAAAGCTCGCTAAAACCGGAAATGCCCGGCGTGGAAGAGTCGGTTAATGAATCACAGACGCTAACAACGCAACCATTGCAGCCCCATCGCGGGGTCTATGGTGAATGCGTGGTGTCAGGCTCAATAATCGGCTATGGCAAACGGAAAATGGGCGATAAAGAGGCTCATGTCGTTGCCGTTACGCTGGCCGGTCATCAAATTGAGTCCGCGGAGCTGTACGAAGTTAACGGTAAGCCTAAACCCTCCGGCACCACCTACACCATCATGCGCGGCGACCAGACGACCGCCAACCAGACCGCGCTTCAGTATTGCGATGGCTGGACAGAAAATCATGTCGGCTTTGGGCGTGCTTATGCGGTCGTGACCATCCCTATCGACCCGGAAGAAATGCCGTCAGGCCTTCAGAACATCACATTTAAAGTTAAGGGGAAGCGTGTTTACGACCCACGTAAAGACACCACGGTGGGCGGCGATGGCCCACACCGCGCCAATGATGAAGCGACGTGGGAATGGTCTGACAACAGCATTCTTTGTGCGTTTGACTACCAGCGCTTTCACGGCTTTCGCAAGCTCAGCCTGAACAAGTTCGACCTAGCTCACATTATGGAGCAGGCGAACATTTGTGATGAGATGGTCAGCTACACTGACAGCGATGGCCAGCAACAGACTGAAAAGCGTTTTACGTGCAATGGCTCGTGGACGTTTGACCAGTCACCACCGAAAGTGCTTGAGCGCATTATGAGCTCATGCGGCGGCAAGCCCTATCGCCGTGGCGGTAAAATTTATCTGCAAACCGCAAGTTACCACGGGATGGCTGAATTGACGCTGACCGAAACCGATGCCGCCGGTGAAATCAACATTACGCCGCACCGCGAATTGAAAGACCGCTGCAACCTGGTGCGCGCATCGTTGCAAGACCCGAAAAAAGGTTACCAGCCAACGGACGCCCCCGTGGTCACGAACAGTATTTACGTTGACCGGGACGGTATGGAGCTTGAAGACGAGTTGCAGCTCAACTTTACCAACTCAGCGACAATGGCTCAGCGTTTAATGAAGTATCACCTTGAGCGCAACCGCGCCGGGATGCGCATCCAGTTCCCATGCAAGGCTAAAGGCTTGCTGGCCATGGCGGGCAAAACGGTGCACGTCGACCTGCCAAACGAAGGCATTGATAAAGAGTTTATCGTGACCGACTGGGGATTTGACGCAGACTCGAAGAAGGTGTCGCTTGTATTAGAAGAAGAATCACCGGCACTTTATAGCGACATCCTCATACCCTCTGAAGGCAACCTGACACCCAACACCGAACTACCGGACTTTACGCGCCCGGACGCGCCTGAATCAGTGAGCTTTGTTGTTGACTCGGTATCAACGCACCGTCAGGGTTATGTCACCTGGTCGCACCCAACGCCACGCGCTGTGACTGAATATCGTGTGCTTGTACGCAAAGACGGTGACGACATTGTCGAATACCCGGTGATTGCTCGCAGCGGCGTTCAGTTAAAACAGGACATTAACGGCCTCGATGCCGGGCAGTACAGTATTGAAGTGTACGCTCGCAATCGCTATGACCGTACCTCGGTACCCGCAACCATATCGCTGACATTGAACGAGCCGTCGCCACCGACAAGCCTAGGCGCGACTGCCGGCAACTGGGAAATCACCCTTGCCCCGCAGTTGGCCGGCATTGGTTTGGGCACGATGTTCGAGTTTGCGTACGGTACGCCGGATAACATCATTGGCCGTGGTGCGAGCATTGTTATTCCGGGATTAACACCTGATACAGAGCACGACGTTTATGCCCGCACGGTTAATATACTGGGTCAGTCGGCAATGCGGCATGAAACCATCAGAACAACGAAGGACACATCGCAGGTCGATCCGATTATTGACCAGTACACGAGCCGCTTAAGCAACGTTGAAACCGATTTTCAGCGCTTTGTTGATGAGGACTACGCCGAACTTCAGCAGTTGGTTAATGCAAACGCCCAGGAAATGCAGATTCGCTTTGGCTCGGAGCTGTTTGCCAGGGAAGAATCAGACGCCGCGATTCTGTCCGGTATTTTACAATCTGCTGCGTCCCGCGATGAAATGCGCCGTCGCGTTGATTACTCGATGGAGCTGATTGGTGCCGCCGTTGACATCAATTACGAAACCGGCGAAATCACTAACCGGGCGTTTAGCTACACCGATGAGCGATTTGTTCAGGCGCAGTTGCGCATTGATGGCGTAGCCGGTGAAGTGGAGGCAGCAGTCGAGCGTATCAGTTACGCAGAAGACCAGGTCGAAACACTCAATGCAGAGTTGCTATTACTGCCCGGCGTGATTGAACAAAAAGCCACGGCCATTGTGGCGGACTCGATATCGGCACTTGAGCCAGCACACGCCTTTAACTTTTTTGACAGCGCGCAGGGCTGGAGCGCAGTTACCGGTACGGTAACACCCGGCAACAACAAAATCAGTCTGACCACGGGCGACATCGAGAACCAGACGCTTAGCTACAACGGCTCTGAATACCCCGTAGTGCGACTTAAGGTACGCCGCACGGCGGGCGATGGCTGGCTCGGCAATATCATCGTGACATTCACCGATGATTCAACACAAAGCTACCAGGGCATCATTGAGCCGGTTGAGCAACTCGACACCGACGTCATTCGCATTGTCGATTTCACCGCGCTTGAGAGCTATCACGGCAACATCAAAGGGCTCCGCATTACACTTGGCCAGACAACGGCTGACGAATTTGATTTGTTGTCTCTTAGTATCGATAAGCCGGACGCGGCACTTCAGGACTTGGCGAACATTCAGGCGCAAGTGACTGAGGCCAGCTCTCAAATATCGGCACTGGAAGGGCAGATTCAAGACCGGGTTACGGTGACAACGTATCAAGAAAACGCCGTCACCCGCTCGAACGTTGAAAGCGTATTAAACGGCCTCGACAGCTACGCCAGCATCACAGCCACTTACCAGGACATTCAAAACAACGGCATCGTTGAGAAAGCCAATGACGCGGCGCTGTTTCTCGATGGCGCAGAGGGAACGTTCACGTCCTTTGTTAGCAGCCTGAACGAGCAGCTAAGCGAGCGCGAAGGGTTAGTCGACCAGAAGTTCACCAGCGTTGAAGAAACACTCGATGCACAGGCCGGCACCATCACCAGCCAGGCGTTTGGCATATCAACCAACCGCGAAGCGGCAGAAGATGCCACCATTGAAGAGCTGAAAAACACGCTGGATTACGGACTGTACCGCCTTGGCGAGCTCGACAAAGATGCGCGCTTTGCCATGGCATTGGACCAGCTTCAAATCGACGTGTCAGACGAAGGCTCACTGGCGAAAAGCATCGAGCAGCTGAACAGTTTCACGCAGCAGGCCGGCGAGCAAATCGAGGCACAGTCAACGCGCCTGTCGCAGGCGGAAACAGACATTAACGGATATGCCCGGGCGCTTCAGATATTGTCATCGCGGGTCGGCTCGTCTGAGAACTTTGCTCAGGCACAGCTGTACCTAAACAGCCAATATAACGAGCAGCTTCAGCAGTACGAAGCCCGCGCCTATGTTGGCGTTGAGCAGGTGCAGGATGGCCGCGCTGTCATTACCGGCATCACCATCGGTGGCGTAACCAATGCTATCAGCGTCCAGGGCGACGTTTACGAGTTTGCCGACACGGACGGCAATCCTCAGTTGTACTACAGTACTGACGACAAGACCTGGCTGTTCGGCGGCAGCATGGTTATCGGCGGTACCCGCGTCAGCACGCCGGAAGATTATCAGCGCATCACGGATAACAACCTCATCAGGCCGTCAGCACACTGGACACCGGGTACCAGCGGCACACAAGGCCCGTTCACCAAAAATGGTACGGACGATGAAAACGCAGTTGAATATCAGACGGGCCCACTGGGTGCGGTCGAGGCTATCTGGACAACGGCCAACGGTAACGACAATGGCGACGGCGGCTGGAATATCGATGTGAATATCGATCCCGATAAGACCTACCGCAATACCGTTTGGATGAAACAAACCGGCGGCAACAGCCAGCGCTTGTACCTGGGGTGCTCACAGTCAAACACAAAGAACCTGGATGGCACCAGTAACGGCAACCCATACCACTGGAGCGGCAACCTACCGCAGTTGGATAAATGGTACCTGGTTATCGGAATCATTCACCCGCGAAGTTACACAGGTAACGGCTCTGACTTGTCCGGCATTTACGACCCGGAAACCGGCGAAAAAGTCACGAGCATCACGGAGTTTAAAAACGCCGGCGGCGACACCCAGCGTCAGCGGGTTTATCGTTACTACGTAACCAACCCGAATCACAAAGCTCAGTTCGCCCGCCCGCGTTTTGAAGAGGTCAACGGCAACGAGCCAACGCTAGGCGCACTGATTGGCCGCATCCCGCAGGACGGTCCGCAGGGACCGGAAGGCCCACAAGGACCGCAAGGGCCGCAGGGCGTACCCGGAGAACCCGGCGAGGACGGTCAGGTCTACTACACCTGGATACGTTATGCCGACGGAGCTTCCGGCCAGGGCATTAGCAACGACCCGACTGGCAAACTCTATATGGGGCTTGCTTACAACAAGACGAGCTCAACGGAATCGAACGACCCCGCTGATTACACGTGGACACGCTTCCGCGGCGAAGACGGCACCGACGGCGTTCAAGGACCGCCCGGCGAAGACGGCCAGACAACGTACACATGGATTGCGTATTCAGATAACGCTGACGGCTCGGGCATGTACCAGGTTCCGAACAGCAACACGAAGTACATCGGTATCGCTACAAACAAGACCACGGCAAGTGAGTCGAGCAACCCAAGCGACTACACATGGTCACGCTTTAGAGGTGAGGATGGCGCTCAAGGCCCACAAGGACCAGAGGGACCAGCCGGCAACGACGGGGCAACAGGACCAGGCTTCTTTGGCGCACGCTATGACACAATCAATTGGAACCAGGGCTGGTCGCGCTTTCAGGCGCTAGTGGGACGTAACCCCATTCCGGGCGACATCTTTGTACAGACACTCACTGACGGCTCGGACTCGTCTGCGCGCCAACGAAATGCTACTAACAGCGGCTGGGACCAGGTTGCCCTGTTAATCAACGGAAGCATGGTGGCGACCGGCACAATAGCCGGTGACAAATTTATCGCAGGAACTGAGCTTAACTCGCCAGTCATTAAATCAGGCCGAATAGAGCTGGTTGGCAGCAACTACATGAGCATACAGACCGCCAGCGCGTTCGGGCCTAACAACCTCTTGGAGTGGAAAGGCCCTCGAAACAGCTACACGTATGACGAAACGAATAAGCTAGTTAACTTTGATGGGCTCACTAAAGCCAACGCCCTCGCTTATTTCAGTGAAGACGGTGACCAGTATTTCGGCGGCTCAATCACTGCCGGCACACTTAAGAATGCAATGCAAAACTCAAGCATCGGCTCGCCAGTTGATGTCGTGTTAGGGCCGTTCGGCTCAAACGGCGGCATCATTGAAATCAAAAACTCGATTGCTATATCGGCTTTCAGGGACATTCCTAATGGCGGCCAGCCGGTCGGTATAGGCGACCCGACAGCAACGCTCAAACTTTACAGAGAAACATCAGGCGGCGAAGTACTGGTCTCGTCTCACACCGTTCAGGGCTCGTACAGGGCCTATGGCGGCACCATTAAATACAAAGAGGAATGGAACCTTAATGGCTCGTTCACGTTTACAGATTCGCTTCAGACGGCAGCAAACAGAACATACAGGCTAGAGGTTATCCACTCAGTACCTACATACGACAACACCCAGCGCTTATCAATCATTTCGGAGGAAGCATGAGTATCCTATGGAGAGCAAGCAGCGTCACCGTGACAAACGGTAGCGCGCTCATCACAGTCCAGACAGGCGATGACATCGCAGGACTAAAACCCGGCTCGTCACTGTATATCGAAGGCCAGCTACTGGAGGTTAAGCGAACCTACACAACAGATACGGGTGTCAACACCATTGAAACCATCGAGAGCTGGGACGCTGGCTCAGGCAGCGGAAAAGTTGCAAAAGGCGTTTTGCACCCCGGCGCAATCCTTGCGCTGAGTGAGCAGGCAAAGCAGCTGATTGAAGCATCAGAAGCGCTGTTCGGTAGCCAGTCAGTGAACCCGACAGCTGATTCAATTGCAAAACGCGACGACGGCGGACGTGTAAAAACAAACACACCCAATGCAAACGATGACGCAGTCAATAAAGGCTTTTTGAAAAGCGCAGCGACTCGTGATGTCGGCACCGCTAATGACAACTTGCCCGATACGGCGGAGCTTAACAAGCGGCTTGGCACAACGGGTAACGTCATTAAGTCAGTATCAATCCCCGGCGGCCTGTCGTTCATTCCCGACACGCTGCGCAAACAGGTCGAGCTGTCAACGCAAGGCAAGAACACAGTACTGTATAACGCCAACGGCGACCCTAGCATCATGGTGCCTATCTACAAATTTCGGTATGAAGATTTGGGC